CAGCATATCCACCTTTGGATGTTTTGATAATTCTAAAATCAACACCGCTTGTTGAATCAGTTGGAAGATCTTCCATATCTGGATCCATTAATGCTCCTTTGATAATTTGGAATATTTGTGGACCAATTATGAATCTTCTAATTGGATTCTCTGGAGTTGATTCTTCGTTAAGTGGATCGTCCTTTACAAAACCTTGGAAGATATAACTTCTTTTCTTCCAATATTTTCTTCCTAAATCTTCTAATTTAGGATCTTTGAACCATCCTCTTACCTCAGATAAGATTGGACAAGACTCACCATACATTTCCATACATGGAACTTGTACTTGTACTGGTCTTGAATCTGTTTCACCTTTAAGTCCTGCGAAAGGTAGTTTGATCATCAATCTCTCTTTCCAGAAAAAAGTGTTTTCTTTATCGCCATCTGGTAAGAATCGAACAGTTGCCTGCTCTCCTTCTTTTAGATTCCAAAATGGGTAAATGGCGTTGTCTCCGCCTGTTCTTGAAGTAGTGCCACCTGTCTTAACTTCTTGTTCTTTCAGTTTAGCACGTATTTCTGCTAGTGTTGCCATAATTTAAGCCTCCTATTGTTGCCTGTTGTTATTATATTATGTGCCTTTATAAAATTAGTATAGCACAAGACAAACATATTGTCAAATATATACTAATATTACTATTTAGTCAACCTGAAATGGTAAAGTTGTTTATTGAACGCCTGCTAATTTTTTGATTTTGGCAATTTCGGGATCTTTGTTTGCCATTAACTTCTGAATTGTTTCCTGTGCAGTTGATACAGCATTGTCACCAAATTTCTTTTCTACTGATGTTAGCACTGCTGTTTCGCCTTTTGGAAATTGATTTGATGTGTAGTCAAAGAAACTTTTCACAAATTCATCCACAGTTTGTTCTTTGTCTTTGAATGATTTTTCTTCTTGATCTTCCATACCAAATTTAGATTTCATACGACTTGCTTCGTAATCATAATCTTCTTGAGCGGCTTTTAATGCTTCTTCGTGTTCTGGGCCACCTGGTTTAATCACTTCATTAGCATAGTCATCATCCACTTTGTGATTACCATCATATTCGTATTCACCTCTCAAAGAGTTTGGATCAACTACACCGTTGATGGCTTTGTAATGAATTGTGCCATAAGCCATTTCACCATCATCACCTGGTAATTCGTATTCAAACGAGCCTTCGTAATCTGTTTCGTTTTCTGTTTGAACTTCTTTATTTTTTAATTTGTTGAAATTTTGTTTCAAATATGCCATTGCTCCTTTGGCATCAGCAAATTTTTCTACTGATTCTCCATCTTTGTCTAACACATCATACACCATTTTGCCATCTTCACCTTTGTACATAGAAACATAAGGTTTGATGTCTTCAAATGTGATTGCTTCGTCTTCTTGCTTCATGTCGCCTGTGCTAATTTTTGAAACCAGTGTAGGATCTTTTTGTGCCACATAGTCCATAATCATTGGACGTATGCAGATGTCTGAATCTTCGCTTGCCGCTTTTTGAATTTCGTCATTTAATTCTTCGTCATCAATTATGCCTTGTAAACTTTCAATACCGTTGGTACCATTTACACCTGCTGGAAAATGTTTTGCCATCAATGTGTTTAATTTTTCTAATGCTTCTGCTTGTTCATCAGCATCTTGTGAAAACAATCCATTGTCTTCTCTCACAATTGATTCCATTGCTGATTCAAATTCATGGAAATTATCGATGGTTTCAATCATGCCACCCAACACTTGTTCTACATCATCTGGTGATGCATCTGTGTGTATCACAACACCTTGGTGTCTTGATTCGTCTGGTTGAACATCAGCATTAATGCCAGCCTTTGCTAAAAGATTTTTTATATCTTCAGAATCTTTTTCACTTACACCTCTGTCTTGATCAAAGTCTCCTGCAAGATCGTATCTTAACGTTCTTGGCTCTACGCCACCTTGATATCCGTGTGCTTCAAATGAGTCAGGTCCTAGTTCTTCTATTGCTGTTTTTTCTGTAACCAATTTGTAGATGTAAGGAAATACATCTTGTAATTCTTCGTTGAATGTTTTGATTGTTAATTCATCAATCCAACTTTTTTTAACATCTTCTGGAACTTCTGCTAATTCTGATTTGCTAAAACTTTCAAATGATTCTTTGTAAGCAGTTTGTTTTTGTAAACGTAAACAGTTTGATTTAATTTCTTCTATTCTTTCATCCACAACTGACTGATACTTTTTTAAACCTTCAGCCATCACATTGGATCTGTTCATGTATGTTTTGAATTTTCTTAACTGATTCAACTCTGAACTCATCTCTGTGATGTGTTTTCCAAAATCATCAAATGGATTTCCACCTTCTGATACGTGTCGAGCCATTGCTCTTGCACCATTCAAATGTTTCATTGGATACTTGAATCTTTCGCCTGCTTTGTTTTCTATGAAAAGAGATTCTATTCTGTGTGTGCGTCCACCTGCTACTGTTGGATTTACTGGTGCTGAATGTTTGATTACTAATCTTGCTTCGCCCACAGTTTGAAAACTTGTTTTTGTTGTGCCGTATAAATTTGATTCGCTCACTTTTTCTACCTCTTTTCCTTTTCCTAAAAAGTCATAGTCTCTTTTTTCAAGATTGCTTTTTGTGATATCTCTTGTATCAAATCCAAGCACTCTTGCTTTGGCAAAACCTCTCAATTCTTTGAGAAAATTAAACCATCCACGTTTTAATGGCTCATCTGTTTGCTCAACAAAGTCTTTGCTGTGCATAACGACCATGCCATCTTCTTCACTTATGCTAATACTTACCTTTCCTAAAGTGTTTCCACCTTCTTTAAAATCAAAGTCAAAAAATCTTGCTTGGGTAGGTTCTGTGGTCATTTTTCCCTGAGAATCACCCAATGTTACCTGAGGAAATTGTCCTCTGATCTTGTTAAAAAGGTCTTTTGCTATGGTATTAAGGTTCATATAGTATATTTATCGTCTAGTGGCTTACAAAGATAGGCATTGGCATTACCTTATCTGCTGTATCTTCGTCTGCTTGACTGAATGATGTGTATATTTTAGGATCCCAGTCTTTTAACACACTTATAATACGCATTATCAATAGTGTAGCACTGACCAAGTCATCTGTTTGACCTGATTTTGCTTTGAATGATGATCCTGAAGCAATAAAAGATTTAAGTTCGCTGATTAAAGGTTTACTGTGTATCTTTAATTTGCTTTTTTCAATCATATTTTTTAGTCTGCTACAAGCACTAATTTTTGTTTTGTGTGTGGTGTTAAATCCTTTTCTAAACTTTCTAATATGTCCTTTTCTTATAGGTTCTGATACAAATAATCCTGGTATCGAATCTTCTCCAAAATCATTTATAACCAACAATGCTGATTCACCAATGGTGTTGTTTTCCACGCTCCAATAGATGTTAGAACCTGTAGATTTTGTTTCTTCTTTGATATAGTTACATATGTCTCTTAAAATTCTTACTTGTTGAGGAATAGCAGTTGTGTTGTGTTTCCATTCTGCAACTTGTTCGTAACTTGGCAATTCAAAAACTTCAATTGCCGCATTGTCTCCACCGGTACCCATAGCAGGATCCAATGCAACAACGTATGTGCTGTGTGGATCTAATTTTTTATACCAACGTGTTTGTCCCATGTTCAATGTTGGTTCTGCACCTTCTAATGTGGTTAACACAATACTGTTGATCAGTGTTTCATCATACACTAAAAATTCACAACCATATTCACGTCTAAATCTTTCTTCGCCAATACGCCCTAGTTCTTGTTTTTTCCATTCTTCATCTCTGTCAGGATGTTCGTCCCAACTGGCTGTGTATCCATGAAATCCGTTTATGCCCAATTCTTGTTCGTTGCCATGTTCGTCAAATTTATTTTGACTTTCTCTCCATATGGTAGCAAACACATCTTCGTCTGAGTTAGGTGTCGATGTTATAATTGCTCTACCTCCTGTTGCCAGTGTTGGAGATATTGAAGTCCAGAATTCTTGTGCTATGCCCGGATTAACAAACGCAAACTCATCACAGTATAATAATGAAATAGACATACCTCTACCAGTGTTACCTGTTGTGGTTGCTGATACAATACGTGAGCCATTTTCAAATTCCATCGATCCTTTGTTGTAGTTGGTTACACCTGCTCTGACATAATCAGGACACAGTTCGTATCCATATCTTATACGTTGCATAATTTCTTGAGCACCTGTGTATTTGTGTGCCGCAATTAAAATAGTTTGATCTGGATGAAACATTGCATACCAAAGTAGATAACAAGCCGCAGTGGTGGTCTTACCACTCTGTCTAGGCAACATATTGATATTAAATCTGTAATCGTGATAACTGTGTAACAATTTTCTTTGATATTCAAATGGCTCGAATATACATTTACCTTTTACAGGGTGCTGTATATAGAAAAACTTTTTGGCAAAATATTCAAAACCACTCTTAGCGTCTGAACAATCCGCCAAGTCTGCTATTTGTTCTTCTGTGAATTTTTCTCGTTGGTGTGCTTTTTTGGTAAGAACACCATCTAAACTTTTATTACTCATATACTGTACTTATGCTACAAGATGGGGGTCAAATCCTTCTTATTGACTGTGATAGATATGAAATCACGCACAAAGTTGAAGTTTTTTGACAGTGTGCCGTATATTGACTCTGGATTTTTTTCAGTTGCTTGGTCATACGATGATTTTCCTATATTGCTGAAATACTCTACATCAAATCCTTTAGAAGTATGATACTCTGGAAAAACTCCTGTCATGAATAAACAAGTATCGCCCAACGCAACTGAATCTCTCCAAGATGTGTAACAAAGATTTAAAAAACTTTCTGCAAATGTTTTCTTTGGAAGGAAATTTGTTTTATCTATGTGATTTGCCAAAAGTATCGTGACGTAAGACTCCACGTTGTGTGGCAACTCGTATCCAGTTTTTGTTTGAACTTCTTTTACTATTTTGTAAAAAGCCCAGATGTAACTGTCTCTCATAAAAATATTTAACTGATTTTTATGAAAAGATTAAATGCTATTACTTGTCTTTTGCGATTGCTTTGGCTATGTCGTGTGCTTTTTTAATTGTGCTTTTTTCTAAAGGTGGTGTGTCACCTTTCATTTTCATTGCTTTTGCCATGCCAATTGCGTATGGTGATTGTGCCTTCTTTTTTGCTTCGTAGGCTTGTTTCAATGCTTCTTTGATTGATGATTGAACTTCTTCTTCAGTCTTTTCAACTG